GGGCGACTGCTGGCCAAGGGCCGCAGCTCGGGGCGCATCGACGGTATGGCCGCGCTCGCCATGGCCTTTGCCGCTCGCCAGCACAGCATGACCGCGCCGGATCAAGGGGCGGGGTGTAGCTGGGTCTAAAAGGGGTGCCCTGAATTGTATGATCCGCGACGGAGTGCGCTTCTGCCGCGCCCCGTCGGCATCAATCAACACTTGGGGGAGTTGGTAAAGTTACACCCTATCTCACGCTGGTGGCGTGGTAACCTTCCACACGATCAACAACAGCTCGCACCCGGTAGCCCTGCGCAATCGCGCATTGGTCGCCGAGCGTCGTCTTCGCGACGTGACGGAGCAGCGCAGCCTCACAAGCTCCAGCTCTATTGAAATGCTTGTGGGCGCATCGTCCGCATCGGGAGCCGTGGTCAACACCCAGACCGCCATGGGCGTCGCTGCGGTGACGGCATGCGTGGGCTTGCTCGCCGACATGGTGGCCATGATCCCGTGCCAACTGGTTCGCCGCACCGATCGCGGCGAAGAGCTGGTGCGCGACCATCCCGCCGCTTTTGCCATCGAGCGCCCCTGCGACCTGCACACCGCTTTCGAGTTACGCCAACTCATGCAGACCGGCGCAGGCTTGGGCGGCAACGGTTACGCCCGCATTCACCGCGACGGCTCAGGCCAGCCCAGCGAAATCGAGTGGCTTTCCCCTCTCGACGTGGTGCCACAGCGCATCACTGGCCAACGCTTCATCACTTACCGCGTCGCCAATGAGCGCAACCTGCTCACGCGCTTCGATATTATCCACGTCCGCGCCCTCTCGACTGACGGCATCTCGGGCCGCTCACCTGTAACTCTTCTGCGCGAATCCATTGGCACCAGCATAGCCCAGCGCGAGGCGTCGGGCTCGCTCATGAAGAATGGGGCCCGCTTCAACGGCTTGATCGAAGCCCCTCCCGGCACCCGCAAGGAACAGCTCGAAGACATCCGCAAGGAGTGGTCCACCAAGCACGAAGGCGCGGGCAACTCCGGCCGCACGCCCGTCCTCTGGGGTGCTCAGTTTAAGCAGGTCGGCGGCATGAGCGCAGCCGATGCGCAGTTAATCGAGTCCCGCCGCTTCGAACTCCAGGAGATCGCCCGCCTTTACCGTATCCCGCCTGTTTTGATTGGCGACTCCACCGCGGCAACCAGCTTCGGCGCAGGTATCGAGCAAATGAATCTGGCGCTCTTGGCCTACTGCTTGAACCCGTGGCTAGTGAACTGGGAGCAGTCGCTCGATTACTCCCTGCTCACCACCGACGAACTGCGCTCGGGGCTGCGGTTTAACTTCGACCGCGAAGAGATCGCCGCCGTGGCACTCCAGGCCAAGGCCGCGTTCATCGCCTCGATGCGTACCACGGGCGTGTTCTCGCCCAACGATTCCCGCGAATGGCTCGGTTATACCAAGTCCGATGCTCAGGGCATGGACGACTACCGCGCCCCGCTCAACTCCTCCTCTTCGGGCTTCCCCTCGCCAGCCTCCGAACCCGCAGCCGACCCCCAACCCACTCCCGCCGCCACATGAGCACCGCACCCGCCCAATTTTCCGCACCCATCATCGAGCGCCGTTTCACCACGGGTGCTGTCGAACTGCGCACCGAGGGCGAAGGAGCCGACGCCAAGCGCAAGGTGCGCGGCTATGCTGCCGTGTACGCGTCCGACTCGGAGAACCTAGGCGGCGAGCAGTACCGCATGATCGAGCAGATCCAAGCCGGTGCGTTCGATGAAGTCCTCAAGGACGATGTTCGGGCGCTGTTTAACCATGACGCGAACCTGATCCTTGCTCGCTCCAAGGCTGGCGTCGGCACACTCAAGATCGGCACCGACGCACGCGGGCTCTGGTATGAGTTCGAGGCCCCGGACACGCAGGCCGGGCGCGACCTCATGGTTTCCCTGGCACGCGGCGACGTCGACCAATCCTCATTCGGTTTCACGGTGAGCAAGGAGGGGCAGAAGTGGGAAGAGTCGACCCGCGACGGGGTCACCACGGCCCGCCGCACGATCACCAAGGTTTCCCGCCTCTACGACGTTTCCCCGGTTACTTACCCCGCCTATCCCGACGCTTCTGCCGCGCTCCGCTCACTCACCGAGCACCGCAGCGCGGCATCGGCCCCCGCACCTACGGCACCCGCCGACAACCAATTTCCGATCACGGGCGCGCAGGCCGCCCGACTCGGGCTTCAGATCAAGTAAGTCCTGCGCGCAAACCCGTCCCAACACCCAAAACACCCGCAATTATGTCCACTAAGAACATCATCAAAGAGCGCTCCGAGCGCACCATCAACCTCCGCAAGGAGGCGCAGACCCTCGACACCACCACCACCGAAGGCCGTTCCCGCCTTGACGCTATCTCCACCGAGATCGGCGACAATGACGCCGTGATCCACGCCGAAGCTCGCCGCCTACAGGTGGCCGGCGCTCAAGTTCCCCAGCTCTCCCAGGGCGAAGAGCGCAACGTCGCTGGCTTCGACATGGGCAAGCTCCTTCGCCACATGCACCGCAGCGCCAAGGGTGCCGCTGTGCAGCCCATCGACGGCGTCGAGGCTGAAATGATCCAAGAGGGCGAGCGCGAGGCCCGCGCCGCTGGCTTGGAGACCGGCGGTATCATGCTGCCCCGCATCCTCGTCCGCCGTGGTGCTCAAGGTGCCGAGCGCCGCGATATGACCGCTGGCACCGCTGGCGAAGGTGGCAACACCATCGCCACTGAAAAGCGCGGACTGCTGGATGACTTCTTCAACGCCTCCGTGATGCGCCAAGCTGGTGCCACCGTGCTCGAAGGACTCACCGGCAATCTCGACTTGCCCCGCCTCATCGCTGGCACCAACCCCGCCAAGAAGACCGAGAACGCTGCCGCTGATGAAGTCTCGCCCACCACGGCGATGCTCTCCCTGTCGCCCAAGCGCCTCCCCGCTTACATCGACATCAGCGAGCTGCTCCTCAAGCAGTCCTCCAGCGCCATCGAAGCACTCCTTCGCTCGCACCTGACGAACCAGATGCTGGCCATTCAAGAGGCTGCCTTCTTCCACGGCACCGGCACCAGTGAGGCCACGGGCATCGTTGCCACCGCTGGCATCGGCTCGGTTGCCGGCGGCACCAACGGTCTCGCCCCGACCAATGCGCACATCATCGCCCTCGAAACCGCTGTTGATACCCAGAACGCGCTTCTCGGTAACCTGCGCTACGTCTCGAACGGCCAGATCCGTGGTAAGCTCAAGCAGACCCTGCGCAACCCGTCCGGCACTGATGCCAGCTACATCCTCGGCGATTCCGGCCTGATCAACGGCTACCAGCCGCTGTTCACCAACGCCGTGAGCCGCACGCTGGTCAAGGGCTCCTCTGGCTCCACCTGCTCGGCCATCATCTTCGGCGACTTCAATGATTACTTCATTGGTTACTGGGGCGGCGTCAGCCTGGAGATGGTCCGCGACAAGACCAACGCGATCGGCGGTCTGTATACGCTGGTTGCCTCCAGCTACTACGACGGCGGCGTGGTTCGCCCGAAGTCGTTTGCCGCGATGCTCGACGCTCTCGGCGCCTAAGCCTGAGCGGTTGGCTCATCGAGCTTCTCGCCCATGGGGGCGGGCGGCTCTCTTAAGCCCATCACTCATCCCATGAAAATCACGCCTAACTCCGACATCCTGATCGGCGGCATCCATTGCCCTGCCGGTGTCGCCCACGAAACCAGCGAGGCAATCGCCCTCTCTCTCGTTGCCCAAGGGCTTGCCCGCTTTGCGCGCACGGCTGCCGCCATCGAGACCGCCGAGGCCCGCCCCGTGATCGAGACCGCCACCGCCCGCCCTTCCCGCAAGCGCGCCTAAAAAATGTCGCACCTCTCCACCATCACCCCGACGACTGCCGCCAACTCGCCGATCACCACGGCGGAATTGATCGCGCACTTGCGCCTGCCTTCGGTGATGGATGGGGCGGCGATCACGCAGCTTGCCGCGCTGCTCAACACGGCCCGCGAATTTGTCGAAGGTGCGACCGGGCGCGGCATGGCCCCCGCCACCTACCGCGAACTGTTCACCGTTGCCGAGGTGCAGGCCGACGCCATGCTGCACTTTGCCCGCGGCCCCGTCACCGCGATCACGGCGATCAAGTATTGGCCGGCCGACGGTTCGGCACGGGTCACGGTTACCAGCGTGCCAGCAATCGCCGCGCTCCTGGTGGAGATGGGCGACATGCTACCCGGTGCGGCCTTTATTACGTCAGCCCTCACCGAGCTCGCACTCTACGACC